CTCAGTCGGCAATATAGCAGGCAGAATGCTTTCGCGGATGCAGAGGGGCTTGTTAGTCAAACGCTTCGCAGAGCTATGGAGACGGCGTTGCCTACTATCTTACAAGCTCAGGCTGCAGCAGGCACTAGTGGGGATGCCCTGTCCGCACTGTTAACTCAGGATTTGGCTACTCGTTCTAGTGAATCAGCAGCGGCACAAGGGCTAGGAGCCGCTACAGATTATGGACAGATACTAGCCCAGCTGCAGGGTCAGAAGACCCAGGCTGTAACCTCTCTAGAGGACACTGTTACGCAGGCGCTACTTCAGGCTCTGCAGACTGACGTGGGCTCCCAGAAGCGCGGAACCGAGACTACACGCACTAAACAGAAGGGTACGCAGCAAACCTCTGGTACTCAGCAGACTCAGCAGACTACTCAGCAGACTACCGATCGTGCGTCGCAGCAGCAAAGTACTGAACGTACGCAGTCCATCTAAGGGGCAGACTCATGGCTAAGAATTATGATGATACATTACGGGAATTAGCCGGGCGTGCTAATGAAGTGCTCAATTCAGGAGATGAGCAGCGCATTTCAGAGTTTGACTCTACCCTAAAAGGGATGGCTTCTGCCTCTAATACGGACGCGAATAGCAGGCAAGCTGCTCTCCAGTTGCGGCTACCGGATGTAAATGTAGGAAGGGGTGAGGAAGGGCAGTTAGCCTTCTCCCGGCCTTCTTCCTTTAACCCTACTATTCCTAGAGAGTTTGCGGCTAAGGCTAAGGTGCTGAAGCCGGGGGAGACTATCATAGTCGGGGATCAGACTGGAGTTGGTATTCTGACTAGCCGAGCTCGGCAAACTACTGAGGCTATCGTAGGACGGCAGCTAGCTGGAATAGGAGATGCCGCCACCTCGCCCTCTATCAAAGGGATTGCAGCTCAACTTAATTCCATTGATGGGTTGGATGATCCTATTGAGAAGCAGAAGGCTTTCTTGCAGCTCAGTTCTTCTATAGAGCTTGCCAAGTCTAGCCGTGCTATTGAACTTACTACGCTCAAAGAGCGAGAGTTCGGGGTTCCTAACTTGGAGGCACAGTTGCGCGCAGAGGAAGCCGCTGACCGTACTGACCCTAAGTGGCTGGAAAATCAAGTAGACTCTGCAATCACCTCTCAGATACGCAGTCGGCTACGTACTGCTAAGGCCGACGCTTATACCTTTGCACAGCGAGATCTAGCAGTGGACCCTGTCCTGGCAGAGATGACTGGTCGAATTAATGAGCTTACCGGTAAGATTCAGCTGGAGGCGGGGCAGACTACCGCGAAGGATAAGGAGCAAGAGAAGGTATACGACGCTCTGTTCCCCCAAGCTCGGGATAAGATGAAGGCTTTTGCCTCCCTTGCAAGCGGGCAGCCCATGGATACTATCAACAAGGAGACTGTGCTTAAGCATCTCAATAACCCCGACGCCGGTACTATACTGTCTATGTCCCCAAAGGAGTTGTTGGGGGCTTCCGCGAATAAGGCAGAGCCCAATGCTGAGCTTTACAGAGATATAGTAGAGCGCATGGGAATTATCAAAGACGCGGAAGCAGTTGATAAGTACATGCAAGGGGTTAACCAGGTGCTATCTTTGCCTACTAAAGATGGGGCTGTTGCTGAAGAAGCTTTAGATAAACTAGATCCTAGGCTGAAGCAGATGGCCAGTGATCCGCGTCTATTAGACATAGTGCGCAGAGACACTGCCATTACCAGTGGGATGGTGCAAGCCTCTGTAGCAGAACGCGCGTCTAGGGCCAAAGAGCGTAATGAAGAGGTAGCAGAACTAGCTATCCGATTCATGATGGAGGATGAAATGCATGGCCTTAATATCAGGCCTATTGCGTTACCTCCTGCCCCCTCCCCATTGCTTACACCCCTAATAGAGGAAGCGAAATCCAATGAATTGGGGATTGACGGTATTCTAGAAGGTCGAGCTATTGAAGGGCTCCTTAGCACAGATGACCCTCAGGCCCTTCAATCCAATATAGATATGGTGACGCAGTATGTTATTAATCTATATCGTTCTAATGGGCCTGCTCCAGTACTAGACATAGATGTTATAGGTGGGATTGAAAGGCAAGTAAGGCAACGCTTGCAAGCTAAAGCGGCGGGTCTTCATTTTGGGCGCGGGCCTTTAGATATTATGTCTAATACCTTTGTATGGAATTGGCCGGGTAATATGGTAGGCGAATCCCTAAACGCCATAGAGCGCGCCGTCTCCGTTGATAGTGCATATGCTCGTAGAATAGCAGAGACTCCTGTAACGGGCGCAGCCTTAAGGCTGGCACAGTCTCGTCAAGAAGGACAATAATCATGGCTTACTTTGATGCTCCCACTTTTGCAGGTTACTCTGCTTCCAATGATGTGGATCAGAGTAATAATTTTGCTCAGAATGCACTCGCTGTCGCAGTAGGGTCTGTGGTAGACTTCGGCACTAGCTTTTATAATAGCGTTAACTTTGGTCTGGATGACGTCAGCACCTATGATGCATTGAATTCTATGGGCATGGATACCATGGCGTCTGGGTACCTGCAGAATAAAGGGCTTATTAATACTATCTCTTTTGTAGGGGGGCTGTTTGTCCCAGGGATGGCTGCTATAAAGTTGAGCAAAATGGCTCGAAGCGGGCTTAAAGGCACTAACATGCTGAGCCCTCAACACCAGCAGCAGAACTTTGCTAAGCTGGCTGAGCTTACTGCACAGGGTAAAAAGCAGACTAGCGAGTTCAGAAAGCTTCAACACTCTACTATGTATAAAGGCGTGGCGCAAGGGCTGGTGGATAACGCAGCAGTGGAACTTGCTATTGTAGGGTCCATGAATGCGCACCCCTTTATGGAGGACTACATGGACGACTTCGGGCAGAACTTCGCCACTAGCCTGCTCATAGGTTCCGGTATTAGCTCTGTTATAGACTTAGCAGCTACCGGTTATCAGGTTAAGAAAGTAGTAGGCGCTGTAGAGACAAGGGCGCAGCAGGAGGTGCTAGGAGCAGTGCCTTCTCGTAGTCTGGTAACTGACGGAGTGGTTAACTACCTTGAGTCCATGAAGACTGTAAAGGAAATGGATAACCTTATTAATAATAATGTTATCAATGAAGCAACTCGTACAATAGCGCAGCGTACTCGGGACACTATGATAGTGCGTGCTGATCAGGATTTGCAGTCAGCCCTTAAAGGTAAGCTCAAAGAGGACATGACTGGTTCAAATGAGATGGCTGAGCATCTTAGGAAGATCTTTGATAATGAAGGGATGCTCGGGGTAGGAAACGCTAGCTATTTTAAACCTAGCCCCCTAGGTGGAGTGCAGCGCACTCCATTCACGGCTAGAGTTACCGAGCTCATTACCCCGATCAAGGAAAAGATTAAGGGCACTGATCAGGAAGTGGACAAGCTAATAGTAAAATCTGCGTATGTTCCACGTGAAGGCATTATGGTTACTCCTGCTGAGGCTAACAGGCTGGCGGGGGCTGCGGACTCCTTTACAGAGTCTCAGATTAAGGCAATGGCTAAGTCTATTAGCCCTTTTCAGTTAGATGATGTAGGTCTAGATATTCTGGAAGAGCTTGCCACTAACTTGGAAGGCAAGTATTTAGCTAAGCTAGAAGGCTACGACAAGATGGATCTTACTCATGGGGCTAAACTTGCTATCCATGAAAGCGACCTTATGTCTCTGCAAGGAGTAAGGGCAAGGGTCATTAAAGATAAAGCGCGGCTTGATACTTTAAAGACCCAGCTGCCGGAGTTGCAACAGACAGTAGATACCGCGGCTAAGGGCAGCAAGGAACTAAAGGCCGCCAAATCCGCTCTTACTAAAACTAATAACCAGATAAAGAATATAGAGGATACAGCTGAGAAGCTACAAGTTCGCGTAGTATCTGACGCGGATAGGCTATTCAATACTCAGGTACTCACTGCTAAGGTGCAGAAAAGCACAGGTATTAAACCTACGCATCTGCAGGATATAGATAACATAAGTAAATCCGCTACCCACATGAGAAACTGGGAAGGCCTAAGCGCAGAGGCACAAGATGCTATGGCGCAGTGGGTTAGAGGAGCAGGCGGTGAACGCACTATGCGTGTAGCTATAGCCCAGTACCGCAGAGCTCCTACCAGTGCCCCTGCCTGGGTCAAAGAGATAATGGAGCATCCTGAGCGTCAACGCCAGCTTGATACTCTTAAGGCACAGGCTGACTCTGAAGGTAATATATACCTACGTCGAGGTACGAAGGCTAAGCCTAATGGCCACTTTGAGGCAGAATCCTATACTACTACTCCTCGTATCGCTGCCAAGTTTGCAGGGAGAGCTGGGCATGACTATGCTTACAAGATTAAGGTAGATGATGTAGTAGGCTACATCCATGGAATAGACGAATCAGAATGGGTGGTTATGTCACCTACGCGTGAGACTGCCAGAGACACTAGCAAGTTCCAGCGTCTTGTTACTAATGACGCAGATAACACGCTAGCTACCCAGCTTCCAGTAGTTACTGTGGATAACGTTATACAGCATACTGACGATGCCACACGTCAGATGGCGATCAAGCTCGGTAAACTAGGCAGGAGCCCAGAGGAAATAGCGCGTCGTACTAATCTTGAGAACGAAACAGTAGAAGCTTTGCTTGGTGCGCATGGTAGCACTAACATACCCTTACGCTATCACTATGGGCAGGCCGGTAAGCTAGCAGATTACCTGTCTCCTACTCAACGTGTTCTGTCTCTGTCTGATAACGGTAGGCTTACCTCCTACGGCGAATATGTGCATCTAATTAAGCAGCACGCAGATCAAGCTATCCTGGATAAATGGAACATAGAGACTACTATATCTTTGCTGCAAACCTCTAAGTCTGCTATTGCTAAAGATCTTATGGCAGACTTTGGGCTTGGGGCGGGGAATGCGCATGGAAGGAGTGACTTTCTTAATCTATATGATAGCCTTAAGAACCAACTGGGGCAGATATCCGATGCACTAGCAGGTAACAGACTATTGCAATCATCAGATATGTACTCCCGTATGATGGGGGATGCCGGCCTTATAGTTAATAAGTTCGGGGAGCAAAGTGCACGTGTAGCAAACTCGGCTATCGACCGCATGATAGGGCCTGCTAATCAGTATCTCAGTTCCATGGTTCAGAACACTTCGGAACTGTTAGCGCACAACGTAGTAGTGCAAGCAGTACGTAGCTCAGGTAAGGTACTTAGGCTAGACGAAAACTTCCGGCTTATGGAGGTAACGGGTACGCAGGTCGTAAATAAGCAGGTAGTGGAAGTATTAAAACCTCTGTCTTACTTAGGTAAAGAAGTAGCTATCCCTGAGCATATGGGCAGCTTACGTAACTTGTTCCGCCAGTATGAGAATATAGGTAAGGAACTCCAGCAGATGCGTACTACGCAAGCTAAGATCTTAGGGGCAGTAGAGCCCTCTGATAAAGGGCTATGGCTTCCTAACTTTGATCCACGTTCTAAATTTGTTGGCTTTATTAGGACCACTGAATTGGACGAAGCTGGGCAGGCTACTATTGGTAACAGGATTGTTACTGGTAATACTCTGGAAGAACTCAATGAGAAGCGCGGCCTGCTGGTCAATCGCTATTCTGGCACAGATACTAAAGTAGATTTTATCTGGCCCAAGGAGCGTAACCTTAGGCAGTCTACTGATTACGACAGACTGAAGCATGAGGCTATGAAAGGCAAGCTCCAGTTGGCAGACCTGGGGCAAACTAAGAAGGGTGCCGGTGCGGAGGAGTTACCAGCTGCTACTCTAGAAGAGGCTCGTAATCTACTCCATGGATACTCAGCTTCCATCTTTGCTCATACGAGGGATATGCAAGGAATGCTGATGGATGATGTAGTAAGGCGCCTTGATATCCTTAGAGACGCCTCTCGTCAAGCCTCTGATGATCAGGCTATGACTCCTATCACTAAGTTCCTTAAGAGCCAGGTAGACGCGGCCAGTGTCATGAAGGCTACGCTGCTGGGCAGTAAGGACCTATTAGATAGCTACGTACCAGCCCGCGCTATGAATGATGCTTTTAGCAATGCCGTGGATACTGGTATTAGTACTATTAATAAAATCAGGAATACCATAGCCACTGAGGTAGCTCCTAGTGCTAAGGTATCTGCTAAGTGGGAAAAGGTGCAGCAGGAATTTGAAACTGCCGGGCTGCCTTACCCCTATCGCGAATTAGATCCTCCTTATATAGAAAAGCAGTTCGGCACGGAGGCCGCCAGCGGGGATGCCAGGCGCTTAGTTTCAGTAGGCAACGCATTCGCTTCCACTATGGCTCTGCGTTTCATGGAGATAGCCCACCCCCTAGTTAACCTACTTTCTATGCCTATCCTTACTCAGTCGGCCATCGGGGCTTCTACTAACAGCCTCATGGGGCATACGGCTAAGGCACTAGATGGGACTGGTATGTTCGACACTACTAGGCATATGTACACCGGAGTGCGTAATGCTTTTAATCCTCCGCCTTCTATGATACCGCTCATGCGGAGAGCAGAAGAGACTGGAGTGTTCAAGGCTATTGTTTCTGAAGCCACGGATGTTATCAAGCTTACCAGACTACGTGACCGCGGGGCCATAGCACGGGCTGAGAAAGTAGTAGAGAAAATAGACGGGGCACTAGGAGGTAAGCTAGTAGCTGCCTCTGACTGGTCAGAGACCCTAGGCCGTAAGACAGCCTTTGGCACTGGGGTTAACATAGCAATGGAACGCTTCGGGCTTAGGCTAGGGATGGATGACGACAAAATATTTCTGTTCGCGCGGGACTTCACGGATCGCTCTATTGGGAACTATGCGGCGCACCAGCGCCCCGTCATGTTTCATGGGACATTGGGCGCCGCCGCGGGGCTGTTCCAGACCTATATGGTCACCATGGCTCAGAACATCTACAAGAATCTAGAGACGCGGGACTTCGCCACGATCGCCCGCACAATGGCGTGGCAGGGCTCAATCTTCGGACTAAGCTCTTTGCCAGGCTACGATCAAATGTCTACGTACATAGGAGAGAGCGTTAATAAGGATCATACGGATTTGACGACTGGTGCCTACAAGAAGCTAGATGACGGTATGGCTAATGTAATGCTATACGGACTGCCTAGCAATATTGGAAGCCTGTGGGGGGATACTCAGGTTGGGCCTAGTCTTAGCACCCGAGGCGCAGTGGACCCAAGGTTCGGTATTCCTGCGGCTCAGATGGTCTACGATGCCGGAGCTTCCATAGCCACTGTGGCTAGTAGAATGGGAGTGGCTGGAGACTTTGACGCTTGGCGAGGTATGCGGGAGGCTCTGTCTATTCAGAGTATCAGCCGGCCAATAGCACGCATGAGTGAGCTTAGCCTTTCGCATTCCATTACTAGCCAAGGCCGTACAGTATCTACGCCCGAGGAAGTATGGACTCCAATAGGAGTAGCTAGCAGACTTATGGGAACTAGGACTACGGAAGAATGGAAGCTGCGAAGCGCAATGCACCTCAACACTTACTACGGGAGCGTAGACAGGGACAACAGGAAAGTAGCTATGGAAGATGTGCGTACTCAGCTAAGGGCTGGCAGCCTCAATGATAGTACGATAACTAGTGCTTTTGATAGGTACCTAGAGAAGGGAGGGACTCCTTCCGGCTTCCGTAGCGCACTAAACAATGCGCTGCAGTTTGAGAATCAGTCAATCAGAGCTAGGCTATTCGACGACTTGAAGCCGGATAGCCCTATACTGGATATGATTGATAATATGTGATAAGCACATAGCAAGAAGCCCCCTTAATTAGGGGGCTTTTTTATACCCCTATGCAAATAGGGAGTGGCTGCTTGACTAAGGGATACAAGCAATAGCGTCTGCGCGGCGGCTTCCACAGCTTGGCTGTGGGGGCGACGATCACCGCGCATTGCGTAGTATGGGCCCCTAAGTCAATCACGCCTAGCGTACTCATTTAGGAACTTTGACTAAAACAACCGCTAGCCAAAGCACAGAAGGGATTGAAATAATATACCCCCATGTAGCCATTATCTTAAGAGTAGCCCGTAATGGAGCTAGTGATTTGTCATCCAGATCATTCATTATCTAATTCCTTTAGCCCTGCAAATATAGTTCTCTTTATGGGGGAACCAATAAGTATCACAATAGCATATGCGCTTCTTATTCTCCTTTGTCTTACGGTAGGTATCTACTGAGTAGGTTCCTCCACATGCGCAGAGAGGTTCTACATTATAGTGGGTTGGGTCTATTCTGAATGTCTTCCTTCCTTTGCACTTCTTGCATCTACAAGGAAATCTCTTCATACTAAGCTCCTATAGTATATCGTAGGATCCGCAATAAAAACAGAAGTGTTTAGGATGATCAGCCACATTCCAACATCTGTTACACTTGCGGCAGTAGCGCTTCCTAACGTATAGTGACTTACGCATAGCCTTTTCCTATTTCACTATACGTAAGATGGGGGTCTTAACCTGCGTTTCTGGTTTAGCTTCTACTCTAATTCTGCTAATGAGCTCCATAGTCCTTGAGACTATCTCTTCTGGAGTATAGGATACTGGGCACCCCTGCCCCGTAATTTGGATAACCCCTGTATGATCGCCATTATCCCAGAAGTCAGTCTTGAGTAGTTTGATACCTCCTTCTGCTTGATTAACAATTACGTTAAGCAGCATAAAGATCATCATTAGCTCGTCGTCATTTATATGTTGATTACTCATAAAGCCCAAACTCCTTTGCCATTAGCGCATGAATAGCTTCCTGGGTAGGCATACCTCCTACGGTAGATAACGTCCCTTTTATTTTACCATTAACCCAGAGCTCTAACTCTCCTCCTATTTTATTATGACGCCAGCCAGAGAACTCCTCCTTTTGTAATTCAGTTGCCAGCTTAAAATCAGCATGGTCCGGCCGTTTAAACTGCTCTGTTTGAATATTACCAGGGTCCCCCATACTAATGAACTTACGTAGAAATTGCTGCTCAAGTTTTTGTTTCGTTGTCTTCGTATCTTCAGACATTAGCCTTCTCCTCTTTTTCCTTTATGTACTTAACCCGCACCATTCGATAAAGTTGTGGAGTCAGGGTAAACCTAAGCATAATATCCTTAGGCGCCTCCTTGTTATCCATGGCTTCATAGATGGTAGGTAGCATTCTCTTAACACGCAGTGTGATCTTCATTCCATTTCCTCCAGTTCAAGATAGTCGGATAGGATAAGGCCATCCCCCCATTCGTCTCTAACTTTATTAATAGCTACAAAACCCTCAGGCTCAACAGCTTTTATTTTACCTGCAAATATTAGACTCTTCATTATCTCAGTCAGCTCCTGTGGCTTGGTTAGGTCTTTGCCTACTTGCTTCCATAGCGTACGTATGGGAATCGGAGTAGGGGAGCTCGAAAGTATAACCATTATATCTGACTGAGTAGCATTGTTCTTTCCTCTGCCAAACTCTCCTAATGCTTTCGGCATTCTATTCTCAGCGAAATGCAATATGGTATTAGCTTCTAGTATATGCCTCCCTTGCACTTCTATGCTCAGGTCCATAGCTGCTAGAGTCATTGCCACTTTGAGCATGTGGGTATAGCGCCTTCCATTATAATGTTTAAAAGTAAAGTCTGGAATAGGAGGGTAGTTATGATAAATAGACTTCATAGCTTCATGCGCTTCCTTAGTAATTATGGCCTCCCCTTTTACTTCTTTTATTATAGTTTTAAGGGTGGTTAATATACCAGTTTCGTATTCCTCTTTTGGCCTTCTAGGAAGATAGTACTTAGAAGATCCTGGCTCAGAGAATACCAGCAACAATCTACTCATGAAGCCTTGCCCTACTACATCGGGGGGACAGGTTAATGAAAACCCTGTAGGGGTATTACCCGCAAGCAAATTAACAGTAGGCTTAACCACAACTACGTCCTTCCCATGCAGCTTAGGGTGTTCGTACTTGGCTCTATTGTCCCATAGCTTACCTAGCATAGTTAGGAATTCCTGATTAGCAGGACCTACTAGATCAAGGAACTCATCTGCTACTGCATATATATCAGACACCTCCTCAGGCAGTGTGCTATCTAATAGAAACTCTAGATCTATATCTTCCTCGTCTAAAGTAATTCTAGAGCCCTCTTTTTTAGGCATCATGGAGTGCAAGAACATCTCCTTACTAAGTCTGTCTGCTGCAAACCTGTCATACCCTACCTTCCTAGCTAACTTCTCTACTATGTTAATGGCACTAGATTTCCTAGCGCCCGCCTCCCCCATAAGCATTATGTATTGACTAGGATAGATATCAGTATGCCCGAAAGGGAAAGAGAATTGCCTGCCTAGTAGAGCCCCCGTTAGGCTAATCAGGCTCCACCTATGATAGGTCAAAGGCGATTCACTGTCCCCAACGTATTCAAAATACCTCTGGAAGAATGAATCGTCCATTCTTATACCCCACTTTGCTCAGTTCCTTATAAGACTTTGTGCTAATCTCAAAGTCCACTTTAATGCGCATTGGTACGTCTATGCCAGGAAACTGTACTGGGACATCCATACATTCTTTTTGTATTTCCAAAGCTTCTAGTAGCCGGTCTGCCAGTACTTGACTTATTATGCTGTCATGAATTTGGCCCTTCAATCTGTACACTCCCAGCCACTCCTGTGCTGCTGTCAACCTGTCATAGACAGCACGCATAGCCTTGTTAAGCAGGAAGACAGAAAGGTTCTGAGGCTGGTGCGCTACTGCACTACGCAGTACCGCATGATGGCGTGTCGGGTCACCAAAGAATAACCTAGTCCAACCCAGTACAGAGACAATCTTTCCTTCTCTTACTAAGGTATCCGCTGTCTTTTTATACCACTTGCGTATCTCAGGGAAGGGGCTATGGTAGGTATTGATTAAGAAACTGGCAAAATCAAATACCTTCATACGCTTAGCTTGCTGCCCATAGTTTAATTTAGGAGCTGAATTATCTAGATTGATTCCTAGAATAGAAGCACCTAACTGCATGTTCTCCACGCCCATGTTCTCAGTGAAGGTCTTACTCCCCATCATGTAATTAGTACCGTGGACTATTTTCTTCATAACCTTATTACGCATCTCGTCACTTACATCTTCGTAAGCGAAGTGGAAGAAGATAACAGCTAGGTTCTTATAGAAGTCTCGCTCTTCGTCAGAGACTGCTTTAATAAGAGCCATGCAACAAGATATGAAAGCTGTGCATACTGCTTCTGCTTTGGAGAAGTCAGCATTAACCCATATAAACCCTTCATCCGGTACTAGCTGGGCCTTGCCATAACTGGGGATATTCTGCGCTTGAGTTCCGCAATTGAAATTGCTGGCCCTACTCGCCATGCGCCCAGTATCAGTAGCCCATGGGTTCAACTCATACAGGAGTCTTCCACTCTTCTGTAGGTATCTGAAGTAGGTACCTATGGCTTTATTATTTTTCTTATAGATTATAATCTCCGTAGTGAACCTAGCTAGGATAGGGTGCTGATTAGCTACGGCAATGAGGTTCTTCTCATCCGTGCAAGACTTTGATTTACCTATCTTAGGTTTACTTGCCCCCAGTACTCCATAGATAAGATGTTCTACTTGCTGCCAGCTGCCAGGGTTGAAGCTGGCATCTGCTGCCATAAGACGGAGTATGCGAAGGGAAGCATTCTTTTTCTTCTTCGCTTCTTCTAGTACTATAACCCTTACTTTATTATCTACTTTAGCTCCTTCGAAAGCCGAGTACATACAAGGGTATACCATTTTAAAAGTCATGGCATTGTTTATATGCACCCAATTATCTGTAGCGCACATCTGCATAACAGCAATCATAAGGGTCCAATAAGTATCATCCATATTGTAGATCAGCAATTGATCTATGTTTCCCTGTTTAGCTGCAAGCTTGGATTTATATTTCCAATAGGAATAGTGCGGGAATAAGTAAGAGGCTACAAAGGCAAGCGCTTTTGGGAGCTCAGCGTATTCCGCATGAGCTGCTCCCATAGTATCCCATACGTAATTACGAGGGTGCGCACCATAGTTAATCAGATGCGTTAGATCGTATACACCATTATGAAATACCTTAGGAGTAGGAAGGTCTAATGCTGTTCGTAGCCAGCGAATGACTTCCTCAAATTCTCCTAATGACCATACCTCTTCTCTGAACCCAGTAAAAGGGATTCCGTAGGATAGGATAGATCCATCTTGAAGCAGCATGGATACGCTGATTGAAGTAATGTATATGGGTTTAACTTCTAGGCTAAGATCCCCAGCTTCCATCCCACGTTTAGTAGTGGCCCGGCCATAGTATTTATCTATCTCTTCCCCATTAGTCTCAATATCCCATGCACTTAAAACGGCGCCTTGCAAATCTCGTAAGCAAGAATCCAACTGCGATACCCTTTGCACTTTGACACGCTTATGCTCTGGCCCGGTAAACCCATAGTAGGGGATCTTATCCAGGTCACTGCCCAATAGCCACTTACCATGGTTGACGGTTACCATATGTGCCATAGGATTAATGATCAGAACTGGTACATCATACTTAAGTACGCTACCTCGCCAATCATCCAGTGTGGCTTTTGGATCTCCTATCAGAGCTTGAAGTGTACGCGCGTTGGCTACTACAATAAAGCTCGCGTTACACTGCTTGGCTGCGTGCTGAAGTTGCGTGCTGGTAAGAACCTTAGAGGTAATAGCAGCAGAGTGCTGCCTCTTAGACAGCTCAACTTGAAACATCGGGAGATACTGTTTCTCCGGTGCCGTATAATTAAACAATAATAGCATACCCACTCCTGTTCTGGCATTGCAATAAACATAAGAAAGCCCCCTAGCTCTTATACTAGGAGGCTGTATTATATCTATTTTACCAGGCTCCAATCATTGGCAAGCATATCAGACTGCGAAGGTGCCCAACCCGGTTGCCATTGCCCCTGTGCATTGAACATAGCAAAGTACCCCTGACTGTCGAGGGGAGTATTTTCACCGATCCACTTTGCGGTGCGATCGTTTACTTTACGATCCGTGTCTTGCGTACTAAAAGGGGGGAGATACATAGGAGCCATAAAGACCACAAACATATTCTTTCCGTTCCAGCCAGCCCGCGCTAGCTTCTTACCCTCTTTCAAAAAGTGTATAGCATCCCCAAAGTTGAGGTTTCGCATGCTACGATAGCCTTCAAAGAATACGTCCTTCGGACACCAACTGGTGTGCCCTGTATTATAAGTTACCAATACACCGGAATGGTGATCCGGAACTATGTTATTAAAGATAGATATCCCTTCGGTGCTATTATACTCACCCAGTGTCATACCTTCGTACGCTTCTACTATTGTAGTTCCAATATATTGCATTAGGGAGGACCTTATATTAGGAGGCTAGAAACTAAAAGGGGCGACCGACTAAGCCGATCGCCCCAGTAAGTATTTTAATGCCGTACTCAGGGCTCGCCGCGATGCTAGTTTATGAACTAGCCAGGCCGTAGGCAACGGTTGCCAGGAAGGTAAGGGGAGTAGAAAAAGTCGGAGCTCTTATCTGGAGCATATAGCCACCTCTTTTCGCCTAATTGCGATGCGGACCCTTGCAAGGGTTGGTTAAGGGACGCTAGTAGTTTACCGACATACTCAGGTCTGTATCGAACCCCAGGTCATAGGGCGGGTCTCCGTATAAGTACAAGGCTTATGCTAGAGTGCTCATTGCGACGCTAAACTGAGCAGGGCGGGCGCCAGGGGGTAAACTAATTAGCTCTGGTGGAACGGCCGAACGCTGGTATTTTCGTACCCGTTATTATCCTTGGTCATTACCACGGCAGTAACCGCTTCAATACTCTGGAGTTCCGTAAAGATATCGCGCAGCGACAACGGGGAAAGCTCTTCGGTAGGAACGTTAAGCAGCTGTGCCGCCTGACGCTTGAAGAAAGCCTGCCCTTTATCAGCGTACATAAAGGTATCGCTGAACATAGAGCCTTCCGCTACTGCAACGTCCTTTTCCGGATTATCCATTTCGTCCACGCTAATCACCTGATAGGTAAGGCGAATGCGCACTTGATTGGGCAGGTCAGGCTCATTGTTCTTGCCCTTCTTAGTAAAGGTTTCCAGCTTTACTTCAGGGACCGCCAGAGTGTACAGGCCGTTAGGAGGGGTTACGTAGTTAGGCAAGTTTTCGATAGCAGAAAGATCGGCGTCGAGTAGGGAGTCAAGATCGAGTAGAGTGTCATTGCTCATAGTGTCATACCTTGCTAGTGCGATATAGTGTCAAAGGAGTTCGGTTTTGAATCAACCGAACTCCATAATAATGGGTTTCCGGAATTTTTTCAACCTCGATTTTTCAATAGGCTCCCCCTCCTAGGTACGTTACTGGGTGCAGAGTTAGCAGTAGCTGTAACTTCATTCTCCATTGTTGCAGTATCAAACAAAGGTGCCAGACTAGCCTCCTTCATGTTCTCAAGTTCAATCCCACGCCGGCTACCAGTAAGGCATTGCTTGGAGAAGTTTGTCTTACTACCGGCAATATGCTTTCCTACCTTCATCTTAGTAGTTATCACAGTACCGAAATACTTGGCTACCTTGTGACAGAAATTACGAGTGCCACACATAGGAAAGAACTTGTCTACTCCATCCTGGTCAGGTAATAGAATCTCATGCGTAACACAAACAAAGTTGCAGTACTTGGCTTGCTGTACTACGGATAGGCAATCGCCTAGCCACTTCCCTTGCGCGGCGTAGTCGTCCCACTCCATCTTAGCAGTATCCGAGCGCCCTAGCATGATACCAGCAGCAGCAGAATCCCCAAGCTGACTAAGCGAGTCTGTAATAACAACATCGCGCAAGGTTAGTTTAGACATTTGGAACTTTAGTATATCAGGATCCTCCCCTCTCGGAGCCTGTGGTTGAAGTTTACCATCGGACATGCGAATATAAATTGGGGCTTTCATACTATTCATGACCTTAAGCATGGTCTCAATAGCATGAGGCTCCCGGACATTGTCTGAGATATTGACTACTACTATCTTGGCAGCAGCTTTTTCAGACAGCTTGCCAGCCTTCAACATCCATAGCATAACCTCCCAACTATTTTCGTTGTCAAAGAAGTATACATTATCTATGTTATCAGACTCAGCACAGGTAGCTGCTAGAGCTGACTTACCAGATTTAGGGGCACCATATACTAGAATAGAATGCCCCCTTGTTACTTCATCTCTATCCTTGGCGTCTTGTAATGCTTTAGCCAGCTCTAGTACGTTCATGGTTACTCCTTATTCAACTATGGTGTCGCTATTTACCTGCGCTTTCCAGAAGAAAGGCCTCAGGTCTAAAGCCTGCGCCTTCAAGTATGATACGGGTTTCATTATTTTATTATCACTCCTCCTGCGGAATACCCCATAGCGCACCCCATTATGTATCATAACAGTGCCAAGCACTTCCTGCCCTGCATCTACGTAGTGGGCGCAGGTCTCCTGTATTGCCCATATGGTTACAGAAGGTATGAACTTGGAATGATTATCCTCTAATATAGCTCGCAGTGCCGCTGCGCTATCTATATCGAGCTCTCTCTGCAAACGCCATAACCAATAGCATGACGCACTCAGAATCATGTTAGCGGTTATTATGCCAAATTTCCCTTCTGTATCTACTGGTGCCATCCATAGGCTCCCAGCTCTTTCCTTAATATAAGGCCCTGGTAGCGGCTTCGCGCTGTCGAACCCCTCCAGCGTCAGCCTAAGCGTTTCAAGCTCAGTGTGCCGTAAGTAGCAAAGATATGCCGCTGTTACGAATACATCGCACACCCCATCCAAAAGCTCAGCATAATCGGTGGCCTTATTTGTCTCCAAAAGCTCCGACTTTATCCTGCGTGTTTGATTAGGCAAAGCTACTGCATAATTTGGGTCCAATGAAGTAGAGGCCCTGCCTGTAAAATTAGGGCGGCACGGGTTCCCTGCTAGTATATTCCAATCTACCACAGAATTATAGCATTCCCGCAACTCTAGTATAAACTGATCGTATGTAATATGCATTATAGTACCCCCAGTGCTGTCATTGACTGTTTAATATACACGATCTCATCCTGGCAGTCAAGGATGGGATTATGTGTAGCATGTCGCACCTTATTCTTGTACTCCTTTTTAAAGTCTACTCCTACTTTAAGCTTAGCCAAGGCTACTACTGTAGGTACGTCCAACCAGGAACGGAAATGCCAAGGCATAACACTACTCAGTTTACCATAGAGTTGCTCCAGATGCACCTTATCGAAGTCTGTGCCATTGCCCCATATACAAGCAGCGTTTGGGTCTTCAAGGACTACATTGAGAAGCTGCTTGATATCACTCACATGATCATTCCACTCCCCACGGTCTACCTTAATAAAGGCATCCGCATCCCGTAACGCATCTCGAATGCTAGAACGCTTAGTAAAGTCAGGGTCTATCTTATCCCACCATGCATAATCAGACTGCATATGCAGGGTCTTTTCTTGAAACCTCAGATCATAATCAACTGCTACTACGAACTTCTTATCATCCTTGTAATTAAAGAAATAGAATACTGCCGCCCATACGGGGCAGCCATCATGGATGCCATAGGTTTCTATATCTACCACACAAGCATCAAATGTATTTGCGGGCTTAAGAATTGCATTAACCATTTTAATTACCTATCTGTTGTAGTAAATTTATCAGCGCAATGCCTACACTTCCAGTCTACATTGAGATTAGCGTCGCTGTAGCGGATAAGCTGCACTTGGGTAGTGCCGCATTTAAGGCATGGGGGTACCTTTTTATATAACGCTTCCCTCCTATCTGAGAGCCTCTGTATATCAGGGCGTGCCATGTTACACCTCTATTTTCTTCTAGTTACGTTAGGCATGGTTGACAGTAGATACTATGGCAGGTCGTTTAGCGGCAAGGCAGGCCCCAAAGCTGAAGCTTTGGAAGCCCGCTCGCTAAACGCTACGACGCAGCCATTCTACTGTCAATCAGCCACTCCACAGCGCAGCTCCTCGCGAACCTGCATTAGTATACTACCCAGCTGGTTAAGCCCTACACCCTGGCACACCCCCCAATACGTATCCCCCCATGGGTTCGTCTCCTCTAGGTAGGCATCCCCTGTCGCAAGGAGCTTTAGCTTAAGGTGATAATGCTGGGTGAACTTAGCGCGCACGGCGCCTTCCATTATATCATATTTCTCGGCATCCCAGCTTACGCGAACATCGCATTCCCGGCCAAGCTTTTTAGCCAGCGCAGCACTAGCCGCATTCAGTATCCTAGCCTTCTGTGCTAGATTATCAGTCTTGCTAGCCTGATAGATGTGTTCTACTGAGCGCACCCAGTACCCGTGGATCTCAATCTCAGGGAAGGCGTAGAAGTTGGAAAGGAACCTGTACTCATTTTGAAAGCCTTGTATCTTATTCACCCGCGCTACCCCCATATAGCAGCCTGTTATCTGGAGCGTAGGAATCAGCTACCGGGCCCATCAATCTTTTATCAAGCTTTTTCTTCACCTCTTTCCATTCCTCGTAAGGTAGGAACGGTGGGGCGTCCTGAATAAGCGCGTCTATCTCTACACAGGTTTCCGCCACTTCTATAATATCTCCGTTTACAAGACGGAGTGTAGTCGTATTATACGGGGCAGCGCGTACTCCATAAGATACGATGTGATCCGTGTTGATTCGGGTTCTATTCATCTTATCTTTGTGTAATATGATCCACATCATAGTTTCCTCAACGAAGGGGATGAAACCGCCTTGGGGTAGTTTGTATGCTTCAATGCAATCCGGAGCTCTCGCATTAGGCGGGTATGCCTGCGTCTCTCCCATTCGTCTGGGCTAGCCCAGCCCCTTGCATTCATCAGCATCATATCCATGCCCTCCAATGCTGTTATCACGTCAAGCCTAGTAGCCGCTGGGATCTTATCAGAGCGTAGAAGCCCCAGCACCTTATTTTTACGCTGCGTGTGCGTAGTCCTGTGAAACCGTACACCTACATCGCGCAGCGTACGTATCATATGGGTACCCCCTGGGAAGATATGCATCCTACAGAAAGTGTTAGGTATTAAACCCTTTGGCCTCTTAGCACGGTTAATAGTATCTCGGGCTTCTTCTAATGCTAAAGCCCAAGGGTGCTCATCTGCACTTACACACGGAACATCTGATAACAGCTCTGTGTACCCTTGGAATGGTTCTATTATATAATGCATCTTAATCATAGTGTTACCTCTTTGCCATGCACTCTGTGTATATGATCCTCTATTACTGCGTTTAAGTCATAGACGAAGGTATACTCTGTTTCATCCGCCTTAAAGGGTCGTACCCTGTCTTGGCTAGTCAGATGGCACACTCCATAGTGCCGGCAGGTTTTGTTAAACATGATACACCCACTACTGCGGCGTGGAAAATCACCTAGCTCCATGCTAGTTCTGATCCTTCTTACTTCCTGTAGCAGCCCCATGAACCACTGCAGTCTGTCTACTAGTCCCTTGTCAAAAGCATGCAGCTCAGGCTTAGTGTAGTCTGAGAACATGGTCTTACCTAGTCTGCCTGCAAGATACAAGGTTTTGTAGGAGGCTTGTTCCTCTCCTGTTATGGCATCCAAGGCTATGGAGTAACCTATTACCTGGCCGGAAAACTTATACAGTGGGGCTATGTCATGCAATTGCAGCCCCGTGGTCTTCACGTCCAGCACAGCGTACTGCCCGGTCTCCTTGTTACGCAAGACAACGTCCATATAGCCTACGTAATAGAAGATGGAATCAATGTTGATTCTAAAGGACAGCTCAATGGCAGGTTGATCGTTAAAGTAGGCAATATCCCATTCTTCTAAAATGGCTTCTAATAAAGGGATGCTTTTCAACGCTAGATCTACGAACGTCTCTTGATTCTTGACTCCGTATTCTATGATGGGCCAATACTCTAACCAGCCTTCGAGCAAGCTAAGCTCCTCAGATTGAGTATACAGATAGGACTGCACAAAGGCCCCATACGCGTGGCCAAAGCTAAAGTGTACAGACTCCTCTCTGTCCATACCCAAGGTAAGGATCTTTTCTATCTCAAACTTGCGGTCGCACTGAGCCAGCGTCTCCAGTGTACTATGCGATAGCCTAATAAAAGGCTCGTCCTCCTTCGCCCACTCGGGCCTCTCTACGTAAGATAGTGCAGTCATGGCAGCACCCCTGTTACAATAATGGTAAGCAGCATACCCGCCAGTCCTACTGCCATTACCCAGCCGCGCTTACCTTCCTGCATGGCACCGAAGAAGGTTACCGTGCAGAAGAATATGTAGATAAGCAGTGGCCAGTTCATAGATCTGATAGCTCGTTTTCGAGCTCTTCTGCAGAGATGGGCTTACTAAGCAGCTTCTTAGCTTCCGCCTCCTCTTTCTTCTTGTTTGCTCGCTTCTGGGCTGGAGTCTGCATAGCTTCCACACGGGCGGATGCGTGGAAGCCCTTGACTATCTGTACTAACTTGCCTATATCCTCCGGCAGCAGGTACTGGCAAATAGCCCCATTCTCTTTAATGGAAGCTTTCAGCTTATCAGCCTCGGCCTTCAAGTCTACTCCTTCCTGCTCCTTAGCAAGCTGGTAGACATAATTAATGCGCTCCTGCAAGTCCTCTACAGTAATGCCCATCATAATACCGGCAGGTTCAGTCATTGCTCTCCCTCCATATTTTAGTCAATTCCGGAAAGCGTGGCAGCGCTTCAAACAGTGATTGCCTTACGCCAGCCTCACTTGCAGTCTCAGGCCCAATAGGATTCTGTGCCATATGCTTAATCCAGAGCGCCTCTTCTACAGTGAGCTCCAGAGTAACGGTAACCTGTTTTTCAAGTGCGCACTTAGCCATTACAATACACCTCCACTTAATTGATCTATTAAATCTAGGAACTTGGCATCTGCTGGCTCGCCTGAGTACATTACCCAGTCTGTACAAGCCCTATCTCTTTCTATTGCAGGGATGTTACCTTTACAGGAAGGGCATCCTTCTCGGATGCGCCCTCCTAGAGTCTTGCCAAAGCTAGTTCTGCAATGGCCGCACCAGTCTAGGTGCATCTGATTACTGTGGAAGGTAGCTTTAGGAGCCCACTTGGTCTGCACCTTATAGCCAAGCCACTCTAGTAACCACCACTTTTCATAATAGGGTATATCCCACAATGCGATGGTTACCAAAGTTACCTTCTCACTTTCATTCAACACGGGCATACTTTGGCTTCCGCAATATCAGTGCAGTCCTTAGTAAACCATGCAAGCTTTTCTTCCAAAGTGTTACCTGGAATGCGTTGCGTAGAGATGGCCTTCTCAACAGAGTACGTATTAGCAAGAATAGTACACGTATTCTTAGCACGAGTAAGGCAGGTATAGAACCACTCTCGGCTAAGCAAAGTATGATGGCGCTTATGCATTACCATATACACATTCCGCCACTCAGAACCCTGCGCTTTGTGGCCAGTAAGACAATAGCCTAGGCTAAAGCTGTCGCCATTAAGATCACCCTTAGTAGCCAGGTTGACCTGTATCCCAGTCTCTAGCATGACTGTAACTACATGGCTAGCCGCTCGCGCACCCGCTTCTTCCTCGTCCATATTAGCTAAGGCTTCCAAAGAGAAGTTAGCATAATCATCTAGATCCATCTCAGTATGCGCAGATCCTGCGCCTATGATCCGACTACCAAACCTAGTAAGGTCAGTACCAGACGGTTGAGGCTGGCTACCCATATACTTTACATTAGGTTTGATATCAATGATCAAGCCATCCTGCTTGTCTACCATTACTTTATCGCCTACTGCGAGGTAATGTTTCTCATACCCTGCTAATATTTCATGCACTTCAGCTTTCCTTGCGTCTCCGATAAACTGAGCAATCCCCTTGTTAAGGTAGGTAGTACCTAGTTCTCCTTTGTTAAAGGGGCTCAGTATTATGTCCTGCTCAGGATCGTAGATGCCCTTCGTAAACAAGTGCTTGAATAGGTTCTCATAGAGGATGTTGAGCTTACTTTCGCCATAGCTCATTTCACGGCCAGCCTTAGGCTTATGCGCATTGCATATGGTAGGCTTCCCATTCCCCCCTTCCCAAGGCAAGTAGAGCTGCAATGCTCCTTTCTCTCCTTCGTCTTCCCACTTAGGCATCCTACCTGCTAGGACTTCATGGGCGCCACGCAAGACTGGCCCCATACCTTGACGGTAAACTTCAGTGAGCTCGACAACTGGCAACTTGCACATAGCGTAGATAAGTACGCTAAGCCCAAACACAGGAGGAAGCTGGCAGATATCGCCTAGGAATATAACCTTCGTAGTAGAGGGCAATGCTGCGTAGATGTTAGCCCACAGAGTATTGATATCCACCATGGAGGCTTCTTCCACAATAAGATAATCGACATCTATAAGGTTATGCGGTCCCTTCAAAGGAGAGAAGCGCATCTTATTAACAATGTCCCCCTCAGCATTAATGTCTTCATAGTATTCTGGAGCGTACTCAGCCGCGTTATGCAATGACTGGAAGCACCACTCAGCTTCTTTAAGCTCCGGCATAGACTGAATGCAGGAGTTCTTAATATTGGTAACCGCGCGCTTCGTAAAGCTGGCAACTACAATACGCGGCTGGTTAGTAATACGATCCTGCGTCCCATTGCCATTCTGCTTCTTGAAGTCAGCAGTGCGCGGTATAGCGTAGCCCCCTTCAGATTGAGGAGCCAGCAGCCACTGCATAACCTCGCGAACGCTAGTAGTCTTACCAGTACCAGCTGGCCCTATCAGTACCATAGAGCCCTGCTTGGCCAATTCTACGGCCTCCTTCTGCTTCTCGTTAAGAATAACGATCTGCCTGTTAGCAGCAAGGTTCGTCTCTAAGGCCCGTACTTGAGGAGCCCCTTTAATGCCCAAAGTAGGCTGAAGCTCTACTTTACCTTCGATAGGTGCAATAGCTTCCGGGGCTGGCTTATTGCGCAATGCCATCTTTTCTTTGAAGGACAAAGGCTTAGATGGTGCAGGCACTGCAACAGGCGCTGCCTCCTCCTTAGGTGCTGACATACTAGGCGTAGCATTAGTCTGTACCTGCACCATCTGCTTGCGAAGAGCTACTTTTTCTGCAAAGCTAAGCGGCGTGCTTGGCGCATGCAGCGGGAGCGTAGCGTTATCTTCCGATGATACTTTATGTACGCCTGCTTCGCTAGTATGCTGTCCCTGCCCCATAAGGTGTTTGGAAAAGTCGATACCAGAGTTAGTCTCTTGCTTGCGCGCGGCATCCGATGGTGCGTTAGTAGCTTCCAGCTTACTGTTCTGTGCAATTGTAGTCTCCTCCTTGTCTTGTTGAACATTTGCCGGTGGGATACCCTGAACTGCCGCATCCTTAATGTGAATCGGTGCATTGGTTGACTCCTCTTTCTGTTTACGAAGTGCTATCTTTTCTGCCAATGTAAGCTTACCCGGCGCTATAGGAGTAGTATCAGCCTTAATAGCAGACTCTAAAGTCTCCACTGCTACTCTATAAGTCTCAGCAACCCTTTTCTCTTCCTCTCTAGCCTGCTGCTTAGCTTTAATCTTAGCTAGCGGGCTTAGGTGAGAAGCAGTAGCCTCAAGCCCTTTTACTAAACTAGCAGTATCCTCAGCGCTGGCTTCTGTATCTAAGCTAGGCTCAGTCTGGGCCAAGGACTCCGAAGCTTCCACAGCCTGCCTAGATTGTGCAGCAAGCTGCTTCATGCGCTCCCTGTTCTTAATATCAATAAAGCTCATTACTAACTCCTTATTTCAATACTTCGATAGTATTGGCTATAGCCACATATTCATCTAAGTGGTGCTGGAAGCTACACTTGATAACCAGAAAGCCTTCGTGCTCTAACAGAAACCTAAGAAGGCTATCAGTCCTAACCAAAGTGTACGCTACCCCATTATGCACCAACCTGCCTTTTGCATAGTTGTCTGCTGTAATAGTAGCATGGCTTATAAAAGCCTTTGTAATGTAGGGTAAGAGCTTACGGGTAGCAGGGTCATAGGGGGAGTATGAATATTTTTTAGTTCGCATTATTAATCTCCTTTGCGCCTTTAAAACTAGCTAGCCTTTCACGCAAGCTCATCGGCTTGGCTAAGCCTTCAGTCTTAATAGCGGACCCTAGGTCTTCTAGAATGGTAACACTGCTCTTGACTGATTGCATATTAATGATCAGCAATTCTACTATTCTAGTCAAGTTACATAGCTCAGTGGCGTATTCATGCTCGCGAAGCTTAGCTAGAAGAAGCTCTAGCTTGCCGCAAGCCATAGTGTCCAAGGTCTTAGCTATGGTAATTAGAGTGGTATTAGTATGGGCGGGGACTATATGCTGCACCTTCTTTGCCCTTTCCCTTGCAAAGGTAGCGCAAAGCCTAGCTGCTATCTTGTCGCTTGCTACTTCATTGGCAGCAATATGCAATTCTACGACACAGCCATCTATAGTTTCATTGTAGAATAGGTCAGCAGCAGCATAATTAGAGCCTGTTACGGTTATGGCGCGTTCTTTCTTCTTAGCACGCAAGGCTTCTGCCTTAAAATACTGGTCATTGGCCAGCTGCTCTTTGACCAATTCCCTTTGCGCTAGAGCCGCCTTCATATCCTCCTTTGCAGCATAAGCGTAAGGGGACACGTATTGCGTATTAGGAGTAGCGTGTACCAGCCCTTTAATATACTTCTCTAGGCTGTCCACTTCTAGGCATTCCTGCAACAGCGTTTCAGTAGCACTGCCTAGCCATAGTCTGGCATCATGTGCAGACTCGAAAGGCACGCTAAAGCCTATCTTGGCCATACCAATTTTCTTATTAACTTTAGCTAACGGCACGACATAGGAAGATAGGGCCTTAGTACAATGAAGCAGCGCACCTTTACCAGCTTTGCTAAGCTCATTGTTAATATAGGCTGCATCCTCTTTAGTGCGAAGCGCCCCAACATAACGCAAGATTGTAATATACATACCAGCGAGCACAGTAGGCTCTAGCCGGCGCATATACTTCAACCCTTCGTCTACCACTTCGATAACGCTATCAATATGCGATAGCGGATGGGTATAGTGCAGGCACGCGTTTCTGCCTTCTACTACTGGCAAGTCTATGGAGCCTACTATACCAGTGTAACGACAGGATATGCTTAATCTGTCCATTCTAGTTTACCTATATAAGTTATATAAGGTTAGCTTAGCGGGCTAACCGAGGGGCTTCCGAGATTATACAATCTCATCGGATATTATGCGGCAAAAACGAAAAAATTTCAACAAAAATTTCATTTTGGGGGAAGCTGCGTAGGCTAACAAGCAGGCGTAAAAAAACCCCGCTAGCTGTGAACTAGCGAGGCTGTAGGTAATATGACCGGAGACTAGACTAGGCTTTACAGGTCGTCGAAGGCGTCTTCGTCTTCCTCTTCGTCCATGCAGATGGACAGCATCTTGTCGTAGTACGTAATGGCCGGATCAGGCTGGTCCGCATTGCCAGACTCGGTGAGCCATTCCGCAAAGCCTTCAAAGTAGGCAGACAGCTTGCTGCGTACTTCGACCGGCTGCATAGCCAGGCCCTTCGGGTTGGCAAAACAGTCAGTGATCAGTGCGCTGGTGCGGGCCGCCTTGCCAAGAGTACCAACATACTCTTTGAACAGCTTCTTAATCTCACTGATAGCCTTCAGCGCTTCTCCGTTACCACCACCAATAGAAGGCTCAGCCAGCGCTGCAAAGGTAGTAGCGATAGAAAGACCGGGCCGGCAGTTGACAGTCTTCGGCATCAATTTGTTGCGGGCGGAAGCAGCAGCGGCAGCGCGTACTGCATTGACCAGCCAATTGGCCTCATTGGTAGTATACAAAGGCAAGCCTTCGTCGGTGACCAGCGCAGTGCCGGCAGCGTCCTGGGCGTTGGTAGCGGATGCAATGACGGCTGCCAGCTCATCCAGACCGGGAACGTAAACCTGCACCGCACCGACTTCAACGCGCTTTGTATCTACAGTTTTGGAAATGGGGAGGTTGATGATGCTCATTTTGCTTTACCTTTTGGGTTGATTGTTCGGGAACAAGACCATTATTGCGCATATCCGCATTTTACACAACCGCGTTCTTTGACATAGGCTATTAGTCTAACATAGGCTACCAAACTAATAATAGTCTAGAGTACGCTAGGCGTAATTTACAATGGGCCCCATGCTAAAGGGTCAGCGAGCTTCAAGCCCCCGGTTCCTACGGAAGCCGATGGCTCTGCGCTGGACGCTACCCTTTGCATCCCATAGTAAATTAGCCACTCCCTATATGCTTTGTTAGTACAGTCACCTGCATATCGCAAGGGTCAAGAGCCAATAAATCTACTGCCTGTTCAACAAGAGAAAAAGGATAGCGATAGCCGTAAACCCTTAGCTCTATACACTTATCTCCTACTTGGCATCTATAGTATATCGTATGTTTGTAGCTCTCGGTGAAGTGCATATCGGGGTTCAGTGCACTTAATTCATCTTTCGTCATTCTAGCTGTCCTCGGCTTCCACGCTAACTTGCTACGCGCAGCTAATAAACTATGGGGAGTGGCCACTTTACTTAGGGATGGCCTGAGATAGCGTTAAGCGCGTAGCCGGCTTCCATTTTAATGGAACCGGCCGCAAGCGTCGCTCATCTAGGCCATGGGCCCCTAAGTACAAGTGCGCCTAGCGTACCTACCATATACCGTGTGCAGGGTTATAGATCATCAAGATCCTCTAAGCTGATACTCATTAATTCTTTTGTAGCAGCCGCAAAGGGGTCAGGATATAGAAAATCATATGCACTGCCGAAAGTGCCCAGCACGTCTGCTACCGCATCTATAAGTATCAACAGACTGCTAATATACATTGACACAGCAAGTGCTACTTCAGCCCCTTTAATGGAAGGTACGTTCTGTAACTCTTCTACCATCTTGTTTAGTGCCGCGGCTCTGATATGCTCCTCGCTTTGATAATCTTCTATATCACTTATCCTTATGTAGTGCTCCAGCAGTGTATCCGCGCAAGCCTTAGGGCTAAGATTGTTGCGTAGTATGCCTTCAATGACTTTCATATTTGCGTGCGTATGACTATTGTTTCGCGCCTTCCGCACTTTAACAACCTTAGCCCTTGTCATGGTACCGCAGATGCTTCTCAAAGCTTCCCTGTCGGTTATTAAACCATCCTTATCTGCATAGCGATCATACGCTTGAAACAAGGAGACAAGCTGATCCATTTCCTTAGGCAAGCCTTGCAAATACTGCGTATATCCTGTGAGCTTCCTTGTTACCGTCATCTTAGCGTTAAACGCACTCTTTATGCGCGTGGCTTGCCTTATAGCTGCGCCATATCCCCCTTCATCTTCACAGTCAAGGGCTAGCTTGTCTTGCGCCGGCCTTCCACGTTTTCCCTTAGTGGCCTTAGGCTGCGCGACTTCCATTTCCGCCTCAAAAGCTTCCAACGCATCCAGACTGCTCTGCACCATGTCGTCTATGTTGTTGCTTACATCATTCATAGCTTTACTCCTCGCTAGTCTTGCTAGCCGTAGTGGTCTTAGACGCCTTGCCAGCTGGCGTTATCTGAGGGTGATTAGGATTAATGTAGTCTGCCATGCCTTCTTCTGCGTTCTTAGGATGTTTGCGTATATAATCCTGCTTCTCCTGTGCCCAATGACTAGGCCGTGGAACCTGTAGCTGTGGAAGGACTTCGTCCTGCTTGGCTGCCTGCTTGGCTGCCTGCTTCTTAGCTTCCATTTTAGCTAACAAGGTTTCCAATATCTTTCTATCATAGCTATCCAGCTTAGCCACATCATCCCTAGCAAACCCTACCATGTTACTTTTCTTTAGTAAGTCCTCTAGGCTGGTTTCCGCACTAGCGCCCTCGCTATTCTTCTTGCCCCCTTTGCTTTTGATATCGTCATTGATTATATACAGCACCGCACTCATTGTGTCGCCGGCCAGTGAGTCCACTACCCCGTCCATGGCTTCCGCAGCTTCCATTGGTGTTGTAGCTTTCCTTCCCTGCTTTAACCTCCCTTGAGCTCGCATTGCACAAGCCATGTTAGATTTAATAAGGCACTTTATCTTATGTTTGGTGCTGTAGCTAAAATCAAGCATGTTAGTATACCCTCGCTTTGTTAAACTATGAAAAAATATGACTTCATTTAACATTTTACTTCACTTCAAGTTTTACTTCACTTTGGATTTTTACTTACCTTTCTTCCTTACTTGATCTTCTTGATTGACTTGACTATGACTTAACTAATGTTTTCGCTGGTGCCCCGTCCCTCCTCCCCCTGAATGTGGTGTTACCCATCCCTGTAGTCTGCCCTCCTCCTAGTAGTCTAGTACCCTACTGCTCTAGTACCCTCCCTCTGCCCTACTACCCTATGTGCAGCATACTACCCTCCTCATCTGCATAAGGCTCTTGGTGGTATTATCATGGGGGGTTCAGTTTTTTATAATTATAAATATTAATATATTTACTATACCCCCCTATACCCTACTATATACCCGGTAGGGGGCTATGCTAGGAGGGGGCTACCCCTAAGGGGGAGGGTAGTAGAAGGGGGAGTGTACTACAGGGCTATGCTAGTGTGGGGGACTGGGGATATCCATATTTGGGGGGAGGGGGGAGCCCCCCGTTCGAAAAACATTAGTCATGTAATAGTCAAGTAAACTTTAGTCAACAAGTAAATTAATGTCATGTAATAGTGAAGTGATTTTTCAAGTGAAGTGAAGTCAATTTTCAAGTTAAGTCATCCTCTTTCCTTATACTAACTTGCCCTGCGCACTCTGTCCTGCTCTGTCCTGTTCTGTGCTCTGTCCTGCGCGCGTTCGCTGCGTCCTGCGCGCGTATGTTCTGTGCTCTGTGGTAGCTGCTATCTTGGGTGCATCCCGCTACGCTAGCACCGCCTGGCAGACTAGGAACCTACCTACCTACTAGCACCGCCCTGGCGATCGCCTTGGCGCGTCCCTGCCTGCTTGCCTTGCCTTGGCCTTGCCTACTACCAGTACCTCTAAACTAATTTCACTACCCCCTTGCACTTCCTGCCAGTTGTGCTATACTTAAGGGGTAATCAATAAGGAGATACAGACATGACTACCTACTACCTGAATAGCAAGACCGAAGGCCTGCCCGATGCGCCAGCCCTGCCTACTAGGTTGGATGATGCAGATCGCGAGTTGGCTATCATGCTAGGCACACAGCATGGGGGTATGATGCACAGCTTCACCCCACTGACCGAGTGCATCCATATAGTGGACAGGGCGCTTGCCGCCTGCGACCGCTGGTTCCCCGAGGAGGTACGCCCGCTAGCCTACCAAGCAATGTTCAACGCCATGAAGGATAACCTTGAAGCGCGCGGCTTGCGCTTTTGGCTGGACAACCCTACTACTGGCAGGCTGCAACCGATCCAGTTCACACTTGACCGCTAAGGGGAGGCGCAGAGATGAATATGGCAACCGAGGCATTCCTTTTGTTCGCGCTGATAACCTACGGCGCTGGCGTGATTTTCTTTATCATGCTGGCCTACTGGGCGCTGCGCAGCCGCTAGTCTAACTAGCTAAGCATGGGCCACGGCGCCGCCCCAAGCGCGCCTTCTATAGGGCATTGCCCACTGGAGTATACGACATGACTAGACTGAACCTGACCACTACCCTTGCTATCACTAAGACCGTAGGCAAGAAGCGCCAGCCCGTGGGTACTGTAACCGTGCCCATGCCTGATCTTGAGCAGATTAAGGTGCTGCTTGCATCTGACCCGCTGGAGCGCGTAAGCGTAGGCGACGACGGCATCCCTGAATACGCTGGCGACTTTGCTAGCTGGCTTATGCGCTGCGTTCGAGGTGCGGTGCAAGCTACGGCGCGCAACCGTCTGGTGACTGGCACTACCCAGCTGCGTCCTGGCGCTAGTATCCCTGCCACAATGGCAGACGTGACCGCGCCGCCAGTAATGGGGGGCAACGGGGAAGCGCTGGCGCAGTTGACTGCGCTCAAGAAGCAGTTCAAAGCCTACGCCGATGCGCTGGGCAAGGCCCCTAAGACTACTATGCTGATAGTCGAATGCTTCAACTCCCCTAAGGCGTTCCTGCTGCAGCCGCAGGAAGTGCAGGCTAAGATTGAACCGTACTTTGCCGGGTTCCTCGACTCGGTGGACAACGCGGCGCTAAGCAGCACACAGCTAGCCTACTTCGACAAGTTCGTAGGGGGCGACGACGATGAGGGTGACCTGTTCGACGATCTATAACGCATAGCGCTACGCTAGTTGCACTGCTAGTCTTACCAACCCTCGGTGGCTTACGCTATCGGGGGTTTTATTTTGCCCGGATGTTAGAAGGGAATGGCAATTAGAATGATTCGCAACCAGGAGAGGGGGGCCTAGGGGCCTTTTTGCTTTAAGGGGGGCGCGCGGTATCATTTAGACCCCTCGGATAATCGCGTCAAATTTCTAGTTTAGCTATACTACAAACCTACACCCCTACTAGCACCTAAATCTCCTTCCCGTCAAAGCCAAATTAAGGTATACTTAAGTTAAATCGAAGCCGCTAGCTTCGAGGTTTGAAGATTGAGGAGGAATTTCTATGAATGCGCCAGCTGCGGGTATGAGTAAGAAGGAACGAGCTGCGCAGCTTACGGTGCAGGGTGCGACTGTTTCTGACATTCAAAGTATACTAGGCGTGCCAAAAGCCTGGACTACTCGCCTAACACAGGATGAAGAGTTCATAGCACTGCTACACGCCTTCAAAAACCCTACAGGATTAGAAGGGGTTGACCCAGAAGAGGCTAGCCTACTAGAGCAGCACTTTGGAAGCCGCGAGGCCGTCCGCGAGAAGCTGGCCGACCTATCCTCCACTAGCCTTCAAAAAGAGGCTGGGGTCCTAGCGGACAGGTACACCCAACTGGAGCATAGGGTAATAGCAGCCCTGTCTACTAGCATCTCGCTGTCTACGGACCCAAGGCAGCTCACTGGGGTGCTTAACGTAATAGCCGCGCGGCACGCAGCAATGGCAAAGATGAATGCGCCTACGCAGCTGAATGTATATGCAGGAGGCAACTCCCGGGTAGCTATACAGCTTACGCTACCGGAGCATGCCATAGGGAAGGATGCTTTGCAGTTGTCCCCTAATAACGAAGTCATTGCTATTGAAGGGCGCTCTCTTAGTTCCATGAACGCTATGGAAGCCGGCGAGCTAATAGAAAGGCACAGGGTAGCTAGCGGGCAGCCCCCCTCCGCCTTCCAGCCCATGGGAGCGGACCCGCTGGATGACTTCCAGTCGGACCAGGATAGCATAGAAGGCTACCCTGACTTGTAGCATGCTGTCACCATAGAGGAGGCTCTTATGCCTACTTCGACCGTAGCAAAGAAGGAAATGGAAGCCAGGAGAGAAGCCAGGAAAGCGGCCATTCTGGCTTCGCATTATAAGCACAAGCTCCTCAAGGCCAAAGAGGCTAGTGCACACTTGCTTAGCTTAATAGCCGAGCCTACTTCCACAGCTTTAGATGCGAGCGATAATGCAGACCAATAGCTCAATTGCTAGAGAATACTTAGTAGACCAAGCTCAGGCCTACGAGAAAGGCAGGAAGGACTTTAATTTCTTCTCTGCCTTAGTATTGCCGGATGTCTGTATATTCAAGTGGCCTCTTATGTATGTGGCTATGTGGTATCTTATCACCTCTAGGGATTCTGCAGTAGCCGGTAAGATACTCAGGATGGCTCTGGGGCTTCCACGCGGGTTCGCAAAGACTACCTTTCTTAAGCTGGTAATATGCTGGCTTATAGCCTATGATAAGACAGAATATCTTCTTATAGTAGCTGCCAATGAAGAGCTGGCGTGTAACATCCTATCAGATGTAAATGACATGATGGGGTCTCCTAACGTAGAAGCTGTATATGGCGCATGGAACTCTCGTCTTACTACAGACAACAACAGAGAGAAGATCTGCTTCTATCATGGAAAGAAGCTAATACTGTATGCGCTTGGGGCACTCAGCTCTGTACGTGGTATAGCCAAGGATAACAAGCGCCCAGACTTTATCTTGTGCGATGACGTGCAGACTAAAGAGAATGATCAGTCTGAGTCCGAGCGTAGGCGTCTCAAGTCCTGGCTAGTAATGACTCTGTTTAAGTGTGTAGCTCCTCGCGGAGACAGGGTTATAGCTTATTTGGGGAACATGTATTCTACGGAATGCATGCTGTATCTTCTTAAGGAGATGCCACAGTGGATCTCTCTTATTACAGGTGCGCTCTTAGTAGAAGGGGAAAGCCTATGGCCGGACTTGCAGTCTGTAGAGGAGATCATAGAATCATTCTTCCACGATGAAGGGTTAGGGCTAGGTTCAGACTGGTATGCGGAGATTATGAATGACCCGCAAGCTAATGAGAAGCGCCTACTCGCAGACACTCTGCCAGCGGTAGCATATGACCTACTAGAAGTAGAACCAGATGCAGCCTTCATTACTATAGACCCAGCCGGCTTCCGGAATAATTCAGATGACAACGTAGTAGTAGTGCATGAAGTACGAGGCGGAGACCCAGGTATCAGGGAAATGGTAGGGGGGATTTGGAACCCCAAGAAAGTAATAGAAGAAGCCATAAGGCTAGCTGTGGAGTACAGATGCACCCTAATAGGGGTAGAGTCAGTAGCTTATCAGCAGACCCTGTGCTTTTGGCTGGACTACTTCTTGGAGGCTGCAGGTCTGCAGAATAGTGTGGCTGTGGTAGAATTGAAACCGCACGGCAGGCACAAAGAGACGCGTATTAAAGAATTGCGAGATGAATGGATGGAAGGCCGCTACCACTTTTTTGACGAGACTGCGCGTAACCTGTTCATTTGGTATGGGCGTAAGTATAAGATAGGAGAGAAAGATAATAGGGATGATTATCTCGATGCCGCAGCCTATGGATTAGATGTGCGCAGAGAATACAATGGGCTACTTGGCATTATGAAAGACGACGAATACTTCAAGCCACGGGCTCCCCGGAGTCAAAGACCTAAGATAAATACCCCCTTCTAGGAGCATATAAGATGGCTGAATATACCATTCACCAGGATACCCAAAAGACTCTAGTAGAATTAGTTAACTCCACCTTTGAGCATGCGACTACTCATCTTGAGGAATTGCATACTAAGATGGAAGTAGTAGATGTAATGTATGCAAGATACACTGCACTCAAAGATCAGACGCGCCACAATGGGGATGGTACGGATGCAGTACAGAAGGCTATGCAGCAATGTAGTGGGGAGTTCCGAGATCTGGAGAGCACCTTTGTAGACGTCAACATCCCATTGATAGTATCCCAGGTAGACACCGCAGTTGCATACCTAGCTGAACTATATCTCAGTGGAAGTCCTATCTTCCCAGTGGTCAGTGACCCGCAGTTTCGTAAGACTGCGGAATACATTGAGACTCTAGTGGACAAATACTCCACCATCTCTGGTTACCCTAAAGAGCTCTTGATGTTCTTTAAGGACGCCATGAAGTATAATTACGCTCCTATCAACACAGAGTGGGATGTAATACAGGAGTGGGAGAATAAACTAGATAACTCGAACTTAGATAATGCAGGGGAGTATCAAACTCGGCAGATCTTTGTAGGGTATAACAAGATACGCAGGCTGGATCCGTATAACACCATACATGATATGTCAGTGCTCCCAGGTGACAATCATAAAGACGGGGAGTATGCAGGTTACATTTACCTATCCACTCCTAGCAATCTAAGTGCTCTGATAACTCGCCTCAGTGCTATGGACCTGGGGTATCTGCATAACACAGGCAAAGTATTTGATGCCATGCAGAATCAGAGGGATCACTCGTACTGGAGAGAGAAGCCTCAAATATCCCATTACGTTACTACAGAGACAGAGTTCTCCTGGGAGCGTTACTTCGAGATGGCGGCCTCACACAAAAGAGGCAAGACCGAAATATACAAGGATCTGTTTGAAGTAAAGGTATTGTATCGTAGGGTTAGGCCTAAAGCTTACGGGCTCTTATCCCCTGAGACTAAAGGTATGAAAGAGCATGAGTATCGCATCTACAAGTTCATAATAGTGAATGAGATCCTTCTCTATGTGCAGCCAGTCTACACAGCATACAACTCTCTACCTATTATGATTGGTAGCCCAATGGAGGATGGCTTCGGGCTGCAGACCCAGTCTATGGCAGAATCTACAGTGCCTATGCAGAAAGCGGTCAGCGCCATGACTAACATCCGCTTTCATAGTGCGCGCCGCGCCATATCGGACAGAGCGATATACGACGCGACCGCCATAGCCCCAGAAGATGTCAACGACGCTAACCCTAGCGCTAAGATAGCCGTCCAGACTAACTCCCTGACGAAGGGGAGGCTAGCGGATATGTACTACTCTATCCCATACGATTCGAGGGGTACTGACCATGTTATCGGTGACGCCCTGACTATAGCCGGTTGGACTAACGAGCTGAATGGGCTTAATCGGGCGCAGCAGGGGCAGTTCCAGAAAGGAAATAAAACCAGGGAGGAGTTTAGTACTATCATGTCTAATGCTGACATGAGGCAGCGGCTACCGGCCATCATGCTAGAATTCCAGATCTTTATGCCACTAAAGCAGATGATGAAGATGAACATCTCACGCTTTAGTGAGGCGCATAAGCTACGCTCACTTACCTCTGGTAAAGAAGTAGAGCTGGACCTTAACACCCTGCGTAGTGTGATGTTCGACTTCCGTATGGGGGATGGCTACACCCCTAGTAGTAAGCTGGCTTCTACAGATCTTATTGCTGCTAGTATGCAATTGATACAAAGTTCTGAGATACTGCAACAGCAGTTTGGCCCCGCCTTGCCTAATATCTTTGCCCATCTGATGACCTTGGGCGGCGTAAAGGGCATTGATAATTATATGACTCAACCAGAAGGAACCCCTACTGATGCAACTACCCCCACGCAGCCTACTCAGCCTCAAACAGGGGCTGGACCAACTGGACCGGTCTGAGCTAGTAGCCCTACAGCATCTGTTCGAAGAACATAGTGTGCTTAGTAAATGGCTAGCTCATGTCGAAGCTACTATCCTCAAAGACAGAATGACTACCCCAGTCGACTTGTCGCATATGACAGCAGAGAAGTCCCTCTTTGCAGAAGGGTACTATCTAGGTAAGATAGAAACAATCATGGGGCTGGCAGAAAGCGCCGGACTTATGGGCAAGCCCCGCACTTGGGTAGACAGAGGCGAGGAGAGCTAGTGCTCGCAGTGGAACGGCTAATTGAAGTTGGGAGGCAAGTCGTAGCCTGCGCGTGGCCGGGTTCCAAAGCTTCAGCTTTGGCCCGGACATTAGCCACGCGCGACGCAGCCTGGGGCCCAACCTCAATTATGCCTAGTGTAACCAACTAACAGCGTAAACATAAAGGTGATTAAGATGAGTAAATTAGTAACGGCTCTCCCAGTGCAGCAGTGGCAGGCTGGGGGTTTCATGTCCAGATTTATGCCAGGTGGTCAACCCCAGCAGGGGCAGCATCAGCCTACTGACCCACAGGGGCAACCGGGGCAGCCGACCTCGCAACAGACAGGTGCTCCTACTGAGCCACCGCAGCCTACTGCACCAGAAAACCCTCTTGATGCTTTCTCTGGTTTGTTTGATAATACAGAAGGTGGGGAAGCAGAAAACCTGCCTCCTGCTTTTACGTTATCCCAGGATACGCTTACTGAAGTAGCCAATGGAATGGACTTCACTAGAGGCGTAACGGCAGAGGACCTGCAGGCAGTACAGGGTGGAGACACTGAGGCGCTTCTTAAACTCATCCAGCACGTAGGGCGTCAGAGCTATATGAACGCTGTACAGCACAATGCAGCACTGACGGATAAGTATGTCAATGCCCGTTCAGATTACGACCGGCAGAATGTAGCTCCGGCAGTAAGAGAGCAGTTGGTTGGGCAGGAAATGGAAAAGGGTTACTCTAAGGAAGCTTGGAGTAACCCAGTAGTCAAAGGCCAATTAGTGGATGTGGCCAAACGACTGCATAAGCGTTACCCTGACGCGAATCCTTCTTGGATCGCAGAGCAGTCTAAGCAGTACCTGCAGCAAGTGACTGCACAGGCGCTAGGCTTAGATATAACATCCCTGCAGAACCCGCAGCAGAAGGGCCAGCCTGGGCAAGTCGCTGAGGTTGATTGGGAAAAGGAACTTGGTCTGTAATTTAATCAACCACAGTTAGAGGAATGCTATTATGTCATTCGAAAAAGGCATGTTTACAGTCTACATGAACCCTGATGAACTGAACCAGAAATCGTTCAGTACTCATATCATGCGGCTGTTCCCCAATGGTAGTGCACCGCTGTTTGCGCTGACCGGAGGTACTGGTAGTACTCGTGCTAAGTCTATTAAGCATGGGTACTTTTCTAAGACCTGGACATTTGCCAAGCTAACCATCAACGATGGCGCTGGCTACGCAGCTGGAGATGAAACCCTTACTGTAGATTCTACTGCAGGGGTAGTAGCTGGCCAGGTTTATCATCTTACTCGTACGCGCGAGAACATCCGAGTTACCTCGGTAACGTCCAGTACTGTAGTAGTAGTATCACGTTCCTTTGGTCGTGTAGCGGCTGCTGCTATCGTGGATGATGACGAGTTCATTCACGTTGGTACCGCGCACGAACAGGGGTCGGCTCGTCCTACTGCACGCAGCCAGACTACAGTATGGCGCGAGAACTTCACTCAGATCTTCCGTAATGCCTGGGCTATCACTGACACTGCCCGTGCCTCTTACGCCGAGGCTGGGTATAGTAACATCGCAGAGAACAAGCGTGACAACGCTATGCACCACGCTCAGGACATGGAAGCTGCAATGTTCTTCGGCCAGGCTAGCCTGGATACTGTTAACACTGGCGGCAATGGTAAGCCTATTTCGTCCACTCAGGGCGTAATTGACGCCATGCTGGAATACGCGCCGAGCCATGTAGTAGCTGCGGCGGCCACTACCAACTACGATGAGCTGGAAGATATGCTGGTGCCGGCCTTTGAATTCTCCACTAACATGGGGAACGCAAAGGAACGTATGGCCTTTACGGGTTCTGCTGGTATGAAGGTTATCCAGCAGATCGGGCGTGCGCAGACCTACGATGTTAACATCAGCTTGGCTGAGAATAAGTTCGGTATGGTATTCAATTCCATTCGTACTTATAAAGGGTGGGTGCATGTAGTAGAGCACCCTCTGTTCAACGGGCTGGGTAGCGATATCTCGTCCTCTCTTGTAGTACTGGATAAGCCTGCTATTAAGCTGGCTTACCTGGACGGACGAGCCACTCGGCCTGAAACCTATGGACTTGGGGGTACGGCACAGCAGGATGCTGGCGCGGTAGCTGGAGACTGGAACGGGGGTGTCGATGCTCAAGGCGGGTCTGTTACGTCCGAGATGGCAGTAGAATTCCTCAACCCCTTCTCTGGCGTGGTCATTACTGGCCTGACCGCCGGTAACTAATACGGGGAGCCTTTAAGGGGCCCTATGGGTCCCTTCTTTTTAATTTGGAGACACTGTAATGACTAACACTCTTGCTAGTAAACTGGCTGCTCAAGCGCGTGACCCCATTGTGCGCACCCAGGCAGAAGCCAGCGGTAAGGAAGGCGCCAATATGCCAGATATCCTGCCGGATGCTACTACTCCTGAAGCTCCCGCTAACCCGGCAGAGGCAGGGGCAGCCCATAGTACTATCGTGACTGGGACTGTAGGCTTCGGTCAGGGTATGCAAAATGCCGGTAACGCACAAGGCAGAGCACGCACTAGCCGTAGAATGCCAGGCTATTACTCTGTGCATATGGGGCGGATCTACCTTAAAGGCCGTGTGATTGAATGGCCTATCCATAGCCCTCTGAACCCGTCTCCGGACGATACAGATCTTATCGCTTACTTGGATCACCAAGTAAAGTGCAAGCGTGCAGAGTACGTTAAACCAGAAGACACTGAGGAGTAACTACCATGGCCACCTTTGACGATATGATCAAGGAGGTGGTAGTAAGGACTGGGCGTGGAAATAAGGGGAGTCTGATACGCAGTTGTGTAAATGATGCAGTAGCTAGACTCTCCTCTTATCATAAGTTTAAGTATGATCTGCAATATCTGGAGTACCCTATTCCACTAGCAGATCAGAATAACCTTATCCATCTCATTCCCTACTCTTCCCTCCTCCGTTATCGTGCTGCCGATGCTGTTCAAGGCGGCTCAGATTACGAGATTCTAGTTAAAGTACCTTCAGCCAAGGCCACGTGCCGTGGAGTAGCCAGGAAGGGCACCTACTACGAAAGCGGGCTAGGTATTCATGCTTCTCTGTGGTATACAACTGATATCATAAAGGTCTCTTATTATGATAAGCCTGCCCGTATCACTGAGCTTACAGAGGAGATTTGGCACTTCGATCATGCTTTCCATATTATCTCAGGATTAGCCTCAGCTTATGTATATCGAGAAGCTGGTGAGACTGATGAATACGACAGGCTATTGGCTATGGCATTACGCGACATGGAAGAGTTCCGGAGAGATGTAGGAGGTATGTGATGCAGCTTAATTGGCGAAGGGAGGAGTCAGGTACTTCAGCTGTGCGCGCACTATTGAATACTGCAGAAGGGCAAGCATTCATACAGAGTATAATTGGTTCTGTGGCTGATACTTATCCTTTATGGTGGATACAGCCCGATACTGTATCTACTATTCCTAGCCCTAGTATGTGGACTATAGCCAGTGAGTTCAGATTGGATGGGGAGATTATAATAGAAGAGCAAGCTGTCTTAGCTGTTATTGACGGGGTTGAGGCACATGCTGGGCTTTTACGTGGGTATCTTACTAATATATCTAATGCCATCGGTCCTGAGAACAGTACTGTAGCTGCGACAGATGTAGACACTACTTTGCCTCTTAACGGGAACGGTGCGAACAACGTAGAATGGACTTCAGTAACTGAAGGCAAATTAAAGTTTGATGACACTTTTAATTCTAATAATGGAGGTATCATTATTGATCAACTGGATCCTCAGACCGAGATTACCTTTAGGGTGTCTGTTACTCAATTGACAGCAGGCCAATCAATTGCTGTTATTAAGGTAGCGCTTGTGCCTGACAAAACCCTACCTACTTCTAATTTAATCCTAATAGAAAGCGGGGAGCTTACTTTTAAGCAAAACACACGGCACCACGTGGAGTTGTCGGCCTTCCGCGGTACGGCACAGGCCATTTACATACAGATCCATAACACTAGCCCCTCTCATAATTATCAATTAGATGGTGCTAAGTTCATGGCGGTTGAAAAAATACCAAGCCTTAATTAAAGAGAAAAGGAGCTATTATGGGCATTTTGACTCTTAAACAAGAAGATGGAGCTCCTACTCCTTCTGTAGGATATGCTAAATTAACCTTTCGTGATGGGCTTGTATACTTCATGAAGGAGGATGGGAGCGAGATATTACTCGACGGATCCCCTTTCTTATCCATCCCTGCTTTTAACGGAGGTACATCAGGTGTAGATGCCCCATTTACTGTAGATAGCACATTCCTTGTTACAAATCTTAATGCTGAATTTTTAGGAAGCAAGGATCTAACCACGGTGGAATCCGAATATCAAGCTTACACCGATTCTGAGATTACTACATTAATTGGGACTGCTGGTGTTACTAGAGATACCCTTGGTGAGTTGTCTGATGCTATTGATACTAAGTTGGACGCAACAGCAAAAGCTGATGATTCAGAGTTACTCGATGGTTTAGATTCTCTACAATTCCTCAGAAGTGATGTTGATGATACCTTCGATGGTAACCTTGATGTTACAGGCAACCTTGATGTTCAGGGTTACATTAGTGGTCCTGCTGTATTTACAATTGATCCCGCTGGTGTTGGTGATAATACAGGTAAGGTTGTAATTGCTGGTGATCTTCAAGTTGATGGAACAACTACTACTATTAACTCAACCACTTTAGAAGTTACTGATTTAACTATTACTGTTGCAAAAGATGCTACGATTCCTTCTGAGGCGAATGGTGCGGGTATTGAAGTTGATGGTGCATCTGCTTCTTTCACATATCATTCAGCGTCTGACTCATGGAGAATTAATAAAAGATTACAGGATGATCTTGGGAATATCTATTTCAAAGATGGTGATAGTTTAGATGCTGATACATTAGATGGTGTACAAGGTGCTAACTATATGCGCCTTGATAAGGATAACAAGTTCTCTGATAACGATTTCCTTATTCAAGCAAATACCACAGACGGCTCAGACACTTCCCTACTTAGAATAGCAGGTGGTGGTTCAGCTCTCACTGCTAACAGTGGTGCTCGTATTCAATTAGCCGGTAATGAAAATATCGAATTTACCGGAAGGGCTCAAATAATATCAGGTAATGTTGCTGGTGGTAATATCGAGCTATGTACTGTAGGTTCTCAACATATATTATTTCAAACTAATAATACCGAAAGAGCCCGTATAAATTCTGCAGGTTCCTTACTTCTCGGGACCACCAATACAGAGCTTCATGTTAATACTACTGATTTTGGTTTTGCTTATTTAAATGGAAACGGCGCTCAGAGACTTGCTACAAATCATCTCTCAACTGCCTTGATTACTAATAAAGTAAATTATGTCTCTGGTGCTACAAACCATATCCAATTTCGTGAGAACGGCGCGATACGTGGCTCTATTACTTCCGACGGTTCCTCTACTTCCTACAACACCAGCTCCGACTACCGGCTCAAGGAGAACGTTACTGATCTCACCGGTGCTACTGACCGCCTGACTCAGATACCCGTGCACCGCTTTAACTTCATTACCAATCCTGACCGTACCGTTGACGGCTTCCTGGCTCACGAGGTTCAGGCTGTAATACCGGAAGCAGTAACTGGCGAAAAGGATGCGGTCGATGAGGACGGTAACCCCGAGTACCAGGCGATTGACCAGAGCAAGCTGGTCCCTCTTCTGACTGCAGCGCTGCAGGAAGCGCTGACTGAAATCAATAACCTCAAGACCCGCGTCACTGCACTGGAGACCGTATAATGAGTAAGGCAAGGGATATATCGAAGGCTGTCAACGGGGCCGTCCTGGCGAACCTGAACGCGGATACACTTGATGGAGTGCAAGGATCTGGTTACCTATTGATTAATTCTGACTCATCCGCAGATTATGGTCTGGTAGGTACTAAGTTCTTCGCTCAAGAAAAGATATCAGCACTCACTTAAAAGGAATTAGGCATGACGGAGACTGAATTTCGCTTTAGGCTGGAAGCTTTAGAGAAAGACGTATCTGAGATTAGGCAGGAGGCTAAAGAGTTTCGAAAAGTAGTATACGAACGCCTTAATAAGATGGAGGTTAGCATGCAACGCATTCCTTCCACAGAGGAGCTTGACCTTATTAAGGCAGCCTCTGCTTACTACAAATCAAAAAAGGAGCTTACCGATAAGATACTGCATACTTTGATTACTCGCGGTATAGTAGCTACCGCCATCTTCCTTGGCGGCTACGCTCTTTACCATACTTCTAACATCCTTCTGGGGAAGTAATATGACTATTGTAAAGCCGTGCCCCATCATCGCTCCGGATGGGACTATCCTATTTACTACTAAAGAACTAGGGCAGCGCACTACCCAGGAAGGTATCCTGGCCCCAGGGTTTGCCGTGTGGTTAGCTGAGCTCAGGCTTCGGTTTGACCGTCCTATGATAGTGAACTCCTGTTGCCGGTCTGCCGGTTATAATGAACAGGTAGGTGGACATGCAAAGAGCTTGCATGTATATGATGAGCCGTATCATCCTACTGGTGGTAGCTGTGCCATTGATATCCGAACTTCACATCTTACTAAGGAGAAAGCTGAGCTCTACAGGCGCCTGCTTAAGGAACTTGCCTGGGAATCTGGTTGGTCTATTGGCCTTTATACTAATTTTATTCATCTTGATCGGCGGGTTGACTACACCAATAAAGCCCAAGCCCTATTCAGAGGAGCATACTAAAATGAAATGGTTGAAAGCAAGGTTGCAGGAGCGCTCTACTTATACAGGTATTGCGCTCCTTTTAGGTTTAGCAGGCGTCACAGTGCCTGTTGAAGCCGTGCAGTTGGTCGGCAGCGCGTTGCTCGCTATTCTAGGAGCGGTTGAGATGCTACGCACGGAGCGGGCTTCCGACAAGTAACGGCTTCCATCTAACCCACTTCCAAGGTTTAATGTAATGGGGAGTGGCTGCTTTCTAAAGGGAGGTGTACTATAGCGTCCAGCCGCAGCCCATAGCTTGCCTGCAAGCCTGGGCAGTGAGCTGCGCCTGTAGTACAAACCTGGGCCCCTTTGTAAAGCACGTCCAGCGTACCTTGTTTATAAGGACAATATTATGGCAATCAATGATCCGTTCAAGGCTTATCCTAATTCTGATCTGCAGGGTCGCTATATTCATCATGAAGTAGCTAGACCGGCAGGTTTGTTTATTTATAAGCTTCAGCAAGATGTGGCACAGGAAGTAGTGCAACAGGCAGAAGATATTCAAATTCTATCTGTCTGGAGTGATAGTGATCTGCTAGCTGTGTACGCGGATGTAGAACCCGTGTGGGCTTATAACAGTCATATACCTGATGCTATTTTCTGCCCTGCCTTTTCTACGACTGTGATAGAATCTAACGCTGTCAGTAGTTTATGGCTGATCCCTATTTCGGTACACTTGGTTGTAGGGGGGGAGTTTACTGTTACCCTGCAGCAGATGCAAGCTTGGAAGGCGCTGGGCCAAGACCCGCAGCTTTCTATTATAGGTTAAGGAGAATAAGATGTCTAAGAATCGCAGAGTAAGAATCCCGGTAGAAGATAGCGCTGTTATTACCTCTGCGCAGTCCTATACTCCTGAATCTACTGCTGACAATAAGTCAGAGCGCGCGCAATCTACCTACCCTTTGAAGATATATGAGGGTAAGAATTACTTGCCCAGTGCTTATGGGTATAAGAGCTTCTGGGGTACTCAGAAAGATATAGGGGCGGACTTGCCGGCTGGAGTAGTAGCTCATGATATCTTTGTATTTCAGACTCAGGACTTTAAAAATGTGCCTGTGGCTCTTACTGATGATGGTATCTATGTACTAAAACCGGAGGTAATTAATCTTGAATCTTATACTATTACAGAACAGACAGAGGGGTTTACCGCATTCTTATACCACGAAGAGCTAATAGGAGGTCAATGGGTTATAGACGATCCTATACCTATCACAGAATGGCCTTTCTTTCTGCCCCCCAGTGACTATGACTTGGATGATTATTATTGGATTAATTTAGACCCTAACTACTCAATAGCTCAAGAGGGGCTGGTTACTACTTGGAATGTAAAGGCCATGATGGATGTTCCCGGTAACTCTGGGATATATGGAATCACCTTTCAACTTCTAGCCAGTGGGCAGCCTAGTAATAACGTATGGTTACCTAGTGCTATGACTTCAGGTGTTGAGGAAGTCACAGGAAATAGAACAGTAGGGAGTTTTGAACTCTCTGCTACAAACATGTCTATGTACGCAGACGACTATAGTAATGATGGAGGGCAAGGTTATACTATCCATTCTCTAGAAATAGAATTCCCTGAAATTCAAATAGAAGGTGCCTCCGCTCCGGCTGAATGGGTTAAACTACTAGATCTTCCAGTACCCCCAGTAGGCACTAGCTTCCGCTGGACTATGGCCCAACTGTCGTCCATCCTTTTTTTATACAGAGAAGATCAGGATGAAGTATTCTTTATTGAGGAAATTATAGACGCTCAAGGCATTAATATAGACCAGTTTAATGGGGCCAAGGTAGCCCCTGTACAGCTTGCTGCTGATCCTGATTCCCCTTTGGAAATATGGGGGTATCAACCTACCTTACTTAATATGGAAGGGCAGATAGGTATTTACAGAGCGGGGGCTAGTTTAGGGTTCTGGGACTCTGATAATGCTTTTGCCTTTTCTGCTATTAACGATTATACAGATTTTGCTCCGAGCCTTACTAATTTAGCTAATATTACTAAGATTAACCGATTGATCGGTAGGGTTACCCATGTAATAGGTATGGGGCGAGATTTTGTTATCTATGGGACTCGCTCTATTATTCGTATGATAGAAAGTACGCAGGGTACCACACGTTTTATTGCTCAGCCTATTATAACCAATGTAGGAGTAGCATATCCGCGTGAGGTAGTAGTAGCTGCTCCTGACACGACGCATTACTGCTGGACCTCGGCTGGCCTGATGCAAATTAGCCAGTCTGAGATTCAGCCTATCATTCCTGACATAGGAGATTATCTTAAGCAGGCAAAAGGCCCCCAGTACTTGAGTCTGTTGAATAGTCGGTACTTGTGTTTAGAAGTGCTAGACCCTGATTTTATAAATGGCAATATAGAGTTCTCTGCTCAGACCGTAGACCCCGATGATTATGTATTCGATGAGGTAGTAAGCCCTGGGTATGAGGGTGAGGATTATCAGGTGGATGGGGGCGACGTATGCTACATTAGCGGTGATCAATTCGATGACTCGGCTGTTAATGCTGTTAAACCTCATATTATAATTCCATTGTACGCTGCATGGATTTATAGTGGGGCTACCGTAGGGATAGTTGAACAGCTCAAGGTGGGGGAGAGTAGGCTTTTTGATTTTAATATAACTAAAGGTGATATATTTGACCATCTACGCAAGTACTACCCTTTTGACATAACTCAAGCAGATCTACCTACCTTTGATCAGGCCCAAGTAGACGCTTGGGAGGAAGATCAGAAACAGCACCTAATTAACCACTATCTAACCAACGAGGACTATAACGCAATAGCCCAAGAAACCTACATAGCAGTACAAGAGTTGGCAGCTGGTAGCGCAGAGGCAGTCGGCATTGCAGACCCCTTGGCGGATTATATTATACAGGAGACCGCTTATATAAGTAAACCCCCTGACGCTGTCTTTGCTTATAGTTCGGATGGGGTAGCCAATAGTAATGCTGCTATAGACTTACTTCCTGTTACTTTGGAATTGGCGGAGTGGGCAGGGAATGCCACGGTAGAATTATTTAATGGGGACAAAGTGGACTTTGACATGGGGTTAGGCTCGACCTTCCCTAGGATAGTATACGGGTGGTTAACGAACGCGACGACTGCTGAAGCAAATGAGGTTATTACACCTATACAGTATATGCAAACTTTAGATTTATCTGTTGATACTATAGTTAAAGATAAATATGATAAAGCCTTTTTTCTAGATAACCCTAATAATATATTATATGATGCAGAACTGAAAAGCTCTGTGCCGATACTTTATCGTAATACTCCGTCTGCGGTAAAATTGGATGTTACTATGACGTCCGGGTTTAATACTCTTATTGGTATGCTAATAACTTTCAATGAGGGCGGGTTCGATGGTGATAGTCAGATAGGCCCTATATCTATGGACCCTGTGCTCCCCTACTCGTTTTCTGGTGATATATTTAATAGTGCTCCTTCTGTTAATTCTGATCTAGTAGCAAACGAGGCAAGAATCTATGGAAGAGTCCTAGGTAATGATTCCGTTACCCCATTATTCGCATCTAGAGGAGACATGCCTTATGATGAAACAATGGGTATATGGAAAACCTGTGTCCTACCTTTTATGGAGGCGTGGATAGCAGATAGGGAAGTAGACCAAGGCAAGACAGTGGCTACTGTAACCTGGAAAATACTAGTAGGAGATGGCTCTAACCTTATTGCTGAGGTCTCGGATAGTTACCCAGGGTTATCTTTTGACCCGGCACTAGAACTTACTCTAGCGGAGAAGGCAGAATTCCACGCTCAGATACACAACTACTGGGATTTGGAGCTACTAGGGGGTGCAATACAAACAGTAGCTAAAACTGCTAAATGGCCTTTTGTTGATCTTCAAGCCTATTATATGACTGAGGAGTCAACTGCTCAAACTAATATAAATGACTTGATCTGCGGGCAAGCCTTCGACGCCTCTTTCTATCCTCCGGCAGTTCCTGCTACTAACATTACCACCTTTCTGGACGAGGAGGACTATATAGGATTGATGGCCACAGTGGTATGGTGGTATAATCAAAATAATGATAACTTAGAATTGGATGGCAGTTTCATTATAGGGGCCAGTGGGCAAGTAGATGTACCCTTAGGCTGGACGTTGGAGGAGGCTGACGCCGCAGGCTGGCCTACTAATGTAACTGCGCAGGCTCTTGCAGCCAATCAGGTTATTACGCTTACCACCGCTCTTTCGCAAGGGTCGGCAGCTTTGGGGGCAGGTGCTGAGGGCTTTGCGAAAGCTTTAGTCTGTGGTACTGCTGATGCTGAGACGGTGTCCATACCGGAAGTACCGGCTATTACATATGAGAAGTGGGAAATAGAAACCCCTCCTCTCACTTTTGTGCTCAGCAATGGGCTACTCGCTCCATATGATCCTACCTTCTACGGAGCCTACGTATTTGATTTGCACTTAAAGAAATGGGGGCAGCTCAATACAGAGTATAAGAACCTAATCAACTATCAGCCGATTAGCAATTATACACCCGGTGTGGTAGATCACGATGGGTTTAATATCGAGGCAGGAGCCCTACTGCCGCAAGGAGTTGTTACGGTCTTCGACTTCGACCCGGCAGAGAGCTATATAAGATATGGTAAGTTCCAACAGCTGGCCAGAATGAATACCCAAATATCAGAGGTGGGGGTTACCTTCCGCCATGCAAGCACTGGGCTCATTGCAGTGCAGTGGAGTGTAGACGGCAGAGTCTTAGAGTATGGTTGGAGCGAAGCTATAGCCTTTGAAAATGCCTTGAATAAAACCCTACAATGCAGTAAGATAGGTCAATGGGCAACTGTTACTGTTGCTGGTAAGTATGATATTACTGGCATGACAATTAAGTATAAACGCGCAGGAGATAGATAATGGTAAGCCGATATGATACTCAAACCTCCAGCCGTCCTGATACTGACACTACGGCTACTACTGCGGGCACTTCCAGAGAGACAAGCTCTGGGGTCACTACGGG